CTGTTTAATAAGTTGCGGGCAACCAAAGCTTGGAAGGAGTTAGATGAGAATGCAAGTAAGCAGAATAAGGCAGATGATGATCGCCTTAAGCGTGAGTTGCGTAGTTTGTCTCAGTCTAGTATCAAAACCAGCCCAGGCGTTTGAACCCTTGTCTCTATTAACAGGTATTATTGGCCCTATTGCATGTAAGGTAATTGGATGCAAACAAGAAATCAATAAGTACCTGTTCGTAGAGCGCCCAGTTGAAAATATGAAACGTCTTGAAGAAATGCGTGATGATTTTCAGTGGGATAATTATTATGAAGAGGGTGATTGTAAAAAAACTAAAACAACCCTTGACAAAGAAGTTACAGTGTGTTACACTAATAAAGAATGGAGAATAGTGAAATGATTACAGCATTAGTGGTGATTGCCACAATTGGTATTGTTAATAAAGTTTTATATGTGATGATGTACTAATGAGTGGTATGCATTTATTGCCGGTGTATTACACCACAACAAGCAGTAAGAAGCGTAAGGTACGCAAGAAGACTCAAAGTCTACTTGCTGCCGAATGTTCTCATAAAAAGTATTTAAAGAAGATGGGTATAGGCTCTCGTAGCTCAGTTGGATTAGAGCAACGGCCTTCTAAGCCGTGGGTCACAGGTTCGAGTCCTGTCGAGAGCACCATTCCAACTAGTAAATTGGAATTTAGTGTATGTACTAAAAGAGATGATACATATAAGGAAGAGATATCTAAACAATATGTCATAGGTCAGGCATATAATAAAGGTGGATGTCAAGTGTTATCAAAACAAGAACAGAAAGACCCTGCCACAGGCAAAAGGAGATAAGTATGAGAGTTGAAGTAAGAAATAATAATGTTGACGGTGCTTTGCGTATTTTAAAGAAGAAGTTGCAAAGAGAAGGATTCTATACAGAAATGCGAGAACGTGAGTATCACCAGACTAGGAGTGAAAAGAAACGATTAGCAAAAGCTGCTGGTCGTAGGCGTTGTTTAAAGGAATTAAATACAAGGTTTGAGGAACACGGTTATTAATTATGCATGATACTAAAACTTCTACTCCATTAAAACATCAACAGCCATTAGTTTGGTATGTTAAATGGATATCATCAATTCTTATTGTATCTGCAATGATTGCATCTACTAATCAACTATATCCGTATAATATATTTTTACAATTTATTGGATGTTTAGGTTGGTTATGGGTTTCAATCGTGTGGAATGATCGGTCATTGATTGTGGTTAATGCTGTTGCGTGTGCAATATTTATTAACGGATTTGTTATGTATTTTAAGGGTATGTGATTATGGAAAATAAAATAACTACTTCTAAGATTAGGAAGAAACGTAAACCGATGACAGCAAAACAAAAGGTTGCTGCATCAGAACGTCTTGAGAAAGCTAGAGCAGCAAGAGTTGCAAAGAATCCTGATTATGGTATGTCTAGTATTCATGAAAGTTTGCGTGATTTGCCAGATAATTCTCCTGCTCACCCTAATAAAGTTAAGGAGTGGATTAAAACTCAATCGGAACTTGCATCTGGTGAACGTGCTCAAGTAAAACAAAATATCAAGGGTGCTCTTGCAAGGCAACTTATTCATGAAGGATATGTGAGGAATCTAAAAACATACCTAAGAACTGGTGATTATGTTGATAATTTCTATGGTGAGTATCAAGATAAAAAAGTAACTCATAGATGTGTAGCTCAATCATATCATTGGGAAGGCCCAAATAAAGGTGAACCACAACGTAATGTTGGAACATTTTATCCAGATTTAGGTATGGTTTGGGAAAATGGTATGCCAGAATGACAGAAGAAAAATCAGAAAATGTAATCAAAGGCCCTTGGAAGAATAAATCTAAAAGAGAGGTTATTTTACCTAAAGAAGATATTATCGAAATGCAAGATAATCTTATGTTCATGGATAATCTAACAGAAGCTGTTATGGTTCAGATGATACATACTATTAGAGAAAATGCAATTGATGTTGAGGGAGAAGATTTCTTACAAGACATGAGTTTCATTATTGAATGTGTTAGATCAACTTTATATAGAGAGATGGGAACTGTCCATCCAATGGCTAAGATAATGGAAGCATTCACTACGGATGGCCTTGATACCAAGTATCACAATTTACCTTCTATTGAATCCGATGAGGATGATGAATAATGTGGATTGACAATTTTAATTTAAGCAAGTATAGTGATGATACTATTTCGGTAATCGAAAAGTCTATTACTGGTGAATATCATTTAGTTTCTGGCCTGAGTAGTTATAATATTGATAAAGAATTTTTGTTCAAGGAAGAACTTAAACCTTTGGTGATGAAAATTCAAGAGTGTATTAGTGAGTATATCAGGACTCATGAAAAGTTGGAATTCGACTATGCATCAGAATTAGAAGCCTCAGTTATATCATCTAGTTGGTTCAATATATTAGGTAAAGGTCATAAGGTTGATCGTCACCGCCATGTTGATTCTTGGGACGATAGAGAAGGTAGTGTAGTAAGTGGTGCATATTACCCCTACGTTGATGAAGGTAGTGCGCCACTTGTCTTCACATTTCCAGAAAAAAAAGTTATAGAGATGCCATGTTCCAGTGGTTCTCTAGTAATATTTCCAAGTTGGCTTGACCACCATACTCTTGAAAATAAAACCGATAAACGAGTTACCGTAAGTTTCAACACTGTTAGAAAGAGTGTTGCACTTGAAATGAAAGAAAATAATAATGATTCTAGTTGATATGAACCAAATTTCTATTGCGAGTGTTATGATGCATTTGCACCTAACAAAAGCACCAAAGGTAGATGAGAGTATGGTTCGCCATATGATCCTTAACTCTCTCCGTATGTATCGTGAGATGTTTTTTGAAAAATATGGTGAGTTAGTAATCTGTTATGATTCTAAACACTACTGGCGCCGAGATTACTTCCCGCAATACAAAAAGAATCGTAAGAAAACTAGAGATAATTCTGGCCACGATTGGGATGCGATATTTGATTGTCTTAATAATATCAAGAGTGAAATGATTGAATTTATGCCTTATAAGGTTCTTGAGGTATATGGTGCAGAGGCTGATGATATTATCGCTGCATTGTGTGGTGAGTTAGAGTTTGATAATGGTAAGACGCTGATTTTGTCTGGAGATAAGGACTTTATTCAACTACATAAATACAAGAACGTTACTCAATACAGTCCTGTCACTAAGAAATATGTTGGTGGGATTGATCCAGATGAGTATCTATATGAACACATTTTGAAGGGTGATGTTAGTGATGGTGTTCCAAACGTTCTTTCCGTAGACAATACATTTACTGATGGATTGAGACAGAAACCATTAGCTAAGAAGAAGATTGTAGAGTGGGCAGGGCCCATGTGTGAACAATTTTTACCAAACGATGAGGTGAAAAGAAATTACCAGAGAAACAAGAAATTGATTGATCTGAGGGAATCGCCAATTGAACTATTATTGGAATGTATTAAATCATACCATGATGCTTCAAATGGTGATCGTAGTAAACTACTAAATTACTTTATAGAAAAGAGATTGAAAAATCTCATGGAATCAATAGGAGATTTTTAATATGACACCGCTAATTTCAGAAGTTTTGAGTAAAGTTGCCAAAGCTAAGACCAAAGACCAAAAAGTTAGAATTTTACGAGAAAATGATACTTCACCATTACGAATGATTTTGAAAGCATCATTTGACCCATCTATCGAATGGGAACTGCCTGAAGGTGAAGTCCCTTATAAGGTGAACGATGCTCCAGACGGTACTGAGCATACTAATCTTGCACATGAGTCTAGACTCCTGTTTCATTTCATTAAGGGTGGTAATCCTAAGTTGAGTGCTCTCCGCCGTGAGAATATGTTCCTTCAGTTACTTGAGGGGTTATCTGAAGAGGAAGCAGAGATTCTTATTGCTGCTAAAGATGGAGCTCTTCATAGGAAGTATAAGGGATTATCTGATGCTGTGGTTAGGGAGGCGTTTGGTTGGACTGAGGAATATATGCAACCAGAACCGACTGAAATCCTTGAAGGTCATGAAGCAAGATTTTAAACTTTTTTGAGAATTCTTTAAAATCAATGACTTAGTGGATCATTATTAGCTTGACAAACATAAATTAGTATAGTATACTGTATGTATGATGAAAAATAAAGGGGTTTTTTATGGTTAACGTATATATAACTGGTGGTCTAAAGAAAGACCGTGAACTAATAGATGATATTATTTGGTGGTGCAAGGATATGTTGATGCCTCGCCATCGTGTGTTAGACATTGAAGTTAATCTAGTAAAAACCTTTGAAGAGGGTGCTGAGGGGTTCTGTTATTGTGGCGATGATTATCGTGATTTTCATATTGAAATAGATCATCGTCTAAGCAGAACAGTTAGTAAAGAAGAATTTATAGAAGTTATTATTCATGAAATGATTCATGTTTGGCAAGGTAAAACTAATCGTCTTGTAGATAAATTCAAGGGTGGTTCTTATAAGCAAATGTGGATGTGTAAGGACGGTAAGTATCGTAATTATACTAAAACTAAATATGAAAAACAACCTTGGGAAGTAGAAGCGTATAAAATGGCTGGACCACTAACAAAACATTATATGGATCAAGAGATATAGAAGGAATCAAAATAATGGGATTTACCGAAGCAATAATTGCTGGTGTTCTTATGTTGATGCCTGCGACAGCAGAAGCATCTACTTGGAAAGAACAATCAATAGAGTGTCTCGCATTAAATATGTATCACGAAGCTAGAGATCAAGGTATAGCAGGGAAACTTGCTGTATCGGCTGTCGTACTTAATAGAGTAGGTGATAAACGATTCCCCAATACAATTTGTGAAGTTATAAAGCAAGGCCCTACCGTAGAAAGTTGGAAGAAAAATGGTAAAATTATACCTGTTCGCCACAAGTGCCAATTCAGTTGGTACTGTGATGGAAAAAGTGATAAACCTAAAGATAAGAAAGAATATAAAAAGACCCTTGACTTATCTAAAATGATAATGGATAATGCCGTACAAGTAATTGACATTACAGAAGGTGCATTATTCTATCATGCTGATTATGTCACACCTTCATGGGCAAGGATTAAACAAAAAACAACAGAAATTGGGGATCATATTTTTTACAAATGGGAAGAAAAATGACCAATGATATTATATCACTTACCGATTTGATAGAATCTAAGCTCAAAAAAGAACAAGAGATAGAATACTACAAAAAAACTTTAGAGGTATTAGAAAAAAAGATTGGTTATTTGGGTAAAGAAGTTTCAATTACAAATTTAATAATTAATATGATTGAGCAAGAAAGAGTATTGACTTTGGGTGAGAAAAAGAGTAAACTTATAAAATTAGAAGATAAGGTAAAAAAATGACATTTGATGAATACCAAGAATTTGCACGATCAACCGCAATATATCCAACCACATGTAAGGTGACATATCCTACACTTGGTTTGTGTGGAGAGGCTGGTGAGGTTGCAGAGAAAGTTAAAAAACATATGAGAGATGGTAAATCTCTTGATGGTGTAGGGTTAGAACTAGGTGATGTATTGTGGTACATCTCAGCACTTGCTGATGACCTTGGTGTAACACTTGAAGAAGTTGCACAGGCGAATGTAGATAAACTAAAGTCTAGGATGGAACGTAATAAGATTAAAGGAGATGGCGATAATCGATGAAGGTTAAGTATTTTCGGCCTGATATTTTTGAGATAGATTCCTTTCTAGAAAATAAAAAAATTGATCCTATTATTAGGTCATTTAAGATATTGACAAAATCATATATCCATGTAGATAGAGTAGGTCTATTCAATCCATTCAATATGATGTATGACCCAATTCCTTCTGTCGGAAAATTCAACAAAACATTTGAAGATTGTTGTATGGATGCCGCAACAGATTTATGGAAGTTGGGAAAACCAATAGAATTATTTTGGAGTGGTGGAATTGACAGTAGTGGAGCTTTGATAGCACTGCTAGAAACTAAATCTGAATCAGACATTTTAAATATACGATACACTAAAGATTCTATTGTAGAGTTTCCTACAATGTGGGAAAAATTAGTAAAGGATAGAAATGATCCTTTACCCCATAAAAAAATGTTAGATGAATCTTTGTTTGAAAATGATGGTATAATAAAAATTACGGGTGAGTGTGGAGATCAGCTATTTTATAATAAATATATCAACGGCGCTACTGATACTCAAAGCAGAATAGACAAGCTTAATGACGATTGGGAAAGTATTTTTACATGGAACCAATTAGATTTTAATAGAGGAGCACATTTTTTATCTCCGGCTGTTTTTGATAAAGAAAGAAAAAATCTAGCTGAGATACTATTTTCACATGTGGATACTGCACCTGTAGAAATTGTTACTATATATGATTTATTATGGTGGGTTCAATTTTGTTTCAATTGGCAAGATAGAGATAGTCGAGTCGTACTTACATATACAACAACTCCTCATTGGCAATCGACTCTTAGTTTCTTTAATACTGAAGATTTTCAGAGATGGGCAATAACCAATCGTAATGGAACATATGGAAAAACTTCGCAAACACAGAAACAACCAGCTAAGGATTATATAAACAGATATATAAAGGATGATGATTACAATAAAAATAAATCAAAAGAAAACTCTTTGATTAATATATTAACAGGTTCCACAGATGAGGAATATACATTTGAGTTTAGGGAGAGAAGGAGAAATAACCCAAAAGCTATAAAACTAGTTCTTGAAGACGGGCAATCTTGGAGAAGAAATGAGAAAGTACCAGACGATATTTACAAATCTATTATTACATAAGGAAATAGAATGAAACGATTAATTACAGCTGTAACACTTGCAGCATCACTCATAACATTTACAACAACTGCACATTCAGAAAATTTTAATTATATTGTTGGTGCATCTGTAGATGGTGGCCAGGCAAAATGGGCACAACAATTAACAAAACAATGGAATAAGTTTTTAAAAAATTACGGTCATACTGTATCTTTGAGATATATTAAACAACAACAGGGTAAGAAGGCTCTTACTGAATTTGCAACAACTTATAAAAATGACCATACAGTAATATTACAACCAAAGGGAATAACTGCATGGGTTACAACTTCTGGCGGGTGGAAAGGATATGATCCTAAAAATAACGTTCCAATTGCTGGCCAACTAAATGGAACATTTGTTTTTGCAAAAACTAAACTTCCAGATATTCCAGCAACTCATGTTGGTGGCGGTGCAGAAACCATTTTAGATGTAATGGCTATGGTTGTAATGATTTGTGGTCCTATGGAACTATCGGAAACCTTACAATGTCAAAAGGAAAAACTCCGTCTTGTTTATGGATGGAAGGGAAGTGGTCAACGTAGGAAAGCATATCTATCTAACGATATTCAAATAACAAGAGATGGGTTTCAACATATGAAAAAGACCTATAAAGATGAATTGAAGTCTGGTAAAACTAAAGTGTGGTTTTCTCATGGAATTGCTGATAGCAAATTAGGGATGATTGCTGACCCAAATCATCCACATACTTTCTTTGATAAAGTGTATTATAAGAAATGGAACAAATTGCCTTCTGGTGATTATTTCAATGTTTACCGACAAACTTTAATGTTTCGTTCTGGATTTGGTAAACATATTGTAGTTCAAGCTAATAATCCACACTACTCAGACCTTGTTAATTCTTTTAAAGATATGCTTGGAGATAAGGGTGCTAGAAAGGTTTTAGATAAAAAACTTGGAGTTTACCCTTGGACAATTGGTAAGTCAACTGAAGAAGTTCATAACATGGTTTGGAAATCTTTAGATAAGAAGAGTTTAAATAATATGGAAATTATTCGTAGAACTTTTAAGGAAAATACCAATATAAATCCAATGTTAACGTTTGATTAAATGGAACTAATACTCCAACAGTCTGTTTGGATTCAATGGGCCCTCATGCTTACACTTGGTTGTTTGTATGGGGGTCTTATTGGGTTAATTCCATCAGCAGGGCCTGGCAAAGCAGTTATTCTTCTTTATAGTGTCATTGCATTTTTTGATGTCGCTGGTGGAGAATATCTCTTTGTTTTATTCAGTATTGCAACGGTAGTATCTTGTTCTATTGGAGATTCGTTTGCGGGGGTTCTTATAGGTATTCCTGGCGCAAGTGGCGCTGCAGCTACTATGGTTGATGGGTTTCCACTTGCAAAAAAAGGGAAAGCATCTTATGCTCTATCCTCTGCAATATTTTGTTCAACTATAAATGGATTATTGTTTGGGGCAATAGGATTTTCTTTGTTTCCTTTTTACAAAGAAATAGGGGGTGTTATAGGAATACCAGAAATAGTTGGTTTGATATTTACCTCTTTTGCTTTGATTTCTGTTGTAACTACTAAACATACAATTAGAAGTTTGACTGCTATTTTTGTTGGTTGTTGTTTAGCAACTATTGGTTATGGACCAGATGGAATGGGTCTAGCTAGAAATACTCTTGGTTGGGAATATCTTGAAGATGGTATAAGTCTTTTAGTTCTTGGTGTAGGATTATTTGCATTACCAGAACTTATCCAAGTATTAAAAGAAAAAACAGAGTGTGTTTATATTGACAAGAAGTTACACAACGAACAGACTTGGCAAGGAATAGTATCTGTATGGAAACATAAGTGGTTAGCTCTTATGGGTGGAATTATTGGTTGGATAACTGGGTTGATACCATCAACTGGTGGCGGTATAGGGGATTGGGCTGCTTATTCAGCAACTGTTGGTGTGTGTAAGGGGGAGAAGTTTGGTGATGGTAATATTAAGGGTATCATAGGTTCAGAAGGTGCTAATAATTCTGGCAAGATTGGTGGACTATTACCCACAATTATGTTTGGGATACCAGGCAATAAAATGTATGCGTATCTTATGGCTCTATGGGTTTATCTGGGATTTGAAGTTGGTTCAACTACTTTATTAGAGGATACTAAATTTATAGACCATTTGTTCTGGGGATATATGTTAGGAACTGGAATATCTGGATTTCTTATGATTTGGTTTGCCAGACATGTATCTAAAATACTTTATATAAACCCATTATATTGGGCTATACCTATGATGGTTTTAATCGTTTGGTCGGTGTTAGCAAGTAATGGATATATTAGTTTATGGGAAGATATCTTTATGTTAATTTTATTTGGTTTGTTGGGGATGATAATGAAAAATTATAAGTTTTCTCGCCCAGCCTTTCTTATGTCTTTTATATTATTTCCAAGAATAGAAAGTTCTTTAATACAGTTGCAAGGATTACATTTTTACAACGGGGTATATATTACTAATAGTATTTGGTATGAACATCCTATCCTAACAGTTTGTATAGTATTAAGTGTTTCATTGATCTTATATGGACTTTTGAAAAAAGATAGGAGTATGGATTATGCATAATATTAATTTAACACACAAAAATCTAAGCAATCAAACTTTTAAAGAAATTGATTTCTCAGATTCCACATTCAATGATGCTGATTTATCCAATTCAACTTTCATCGATTGTTTGTTTAAAGAAACTTATGGTGATCACACTAATATGCGAAATTCTAAGTTTATCCGTTGCACCATGCGAGAAGCTATATTTTTATATGCTGATACTTCTAATGCAACCTTTCAAGATTGTAATATGTATCGAATAAACTTCAAAAAATCAAGGATGCATTATACAAAATTTACTGGTGAGACAACATTACGCATGTCAAATTTTAGAAACGCTGATTTACTGAAAGCAGAGTTTGGATTAGAAGTAATTATTTTAGGAACCCAATGGAGAGGTGCCTCTCTTTTGGGGAGTCAAGGACTAAGTAAATATATGATTCAAGCTAATCATAAATTTGATATAGCTGAAGACAATGAAAAACTTTATATGTTCAAACTCATAGATCATAATTGGGGTGGACCGTTTCACGGTGGCATCAAATATGAGATTGGTGGAACTTATACAGAAGATAGAAGACTACATGTTGAAGAGACAGACCCTTGGGCATTACATGGCCCAGGCCTTGCAGTAGCTGATTTGGATTGGGTGATAAGGGAATGGGTAGCAACTGGTATGAGCTTTGATTGGCATCTTCTTAAAGTGTCATTTTATAAAAAAGATATTAAGGTCAAACCTTATAATAAAGACGGTAAAATGCAACTTCATAAAATGACAATTGAGAAAGATATTAAATTTGAAGATTTGGGTTTTGTTAGACCCGAAATAAAACTCCATCACGGCGATTATGCATAAAATAAATACAAATAGACGCTTGACAAATCCTATTGAGTGTAGTATACTTAGTTATAGTCAGAAATGAAATAAAGGTTTTAGAAGATGAAACATATTGAAGTATCGTTAATGGGAGAAAATGAATTATCTATTGATGGCCAAAGCAAACCAGATGGAAATATAGAAATTCGTGAATTTGAAGATGGTGAGTGGATGGGTGGCGGTTATGCTACCTATGATAATCTCGTAGAGAAAGTGAAAGAGGCGTTAGAAGATAATGGTTAAGAAACCAACGATTAAAGAACTTGAAGAACAGATATTCGACTTAACTTTACAGGTAGAAACTGCATTAAATGATATTGAAACTTTAAGAAGTTTCAACGAAACTGCTGCAATTAGTATCGAACAACTTTGGGAATTAGTAAGAGACTTGCAAGGATTACCTGTTCCAAATGGTGCAAATGATGTGGATTTGAGGGATTTAGTATGAACATCTTTTACCTAGATCGTGACCCTGTGATTGCAGCTCAGATGAGTTGTGACAAGCATGTGGTCAAGATGATCTTAGAGAGCGCACAGATGCTCTCTACAGCACATCGTGTCCTTGATGGTGATACATATGCAGATGAAGTAGGTCTGTACAAGTTGGCTCACAAGAACCATCCAAGCACAATTTGGGTGCGTTCCAGTGAGTTGAACTATCGGTGGTTGTGGGAACATTATGTTGCTCTAATGGATGAGTATACCTATCGTTATGGTAAAACACATGCCACATCCAGATTGCGTGATGCTTTGGATAAAACACCAGATAACATGCCCGCTATACAACTCACCGATACTCCTTGGCCTGCTCCACCTCAGTGTATGCCAGAAGAGTGCAAAGGTGATGACACAGTACTTGCTTATCAGAAATACTATATAATAGAGAAATCAAAGATTGCAAAATGGTCTAAGAAACGATCAGCCCCTAAGTGGTGGAAGGATAATTTAAATGGACAGGGAATCTTATTGGGATTACATGGCAAGAAGATTGCGTGAAGAAAATAATAAAATGAGTCCTATTGAAAATGATATGGCTAGTTTAACAAAAGCACATTATAATGTGCTGCAAAGATTAAAAGAAGTAACATCTATTAATTATGAATTAGAAGAAAAGATTGCTTACCTTAATGGTATATACCATGATGGTAATGGTGATCTTAAACAATTGGAGTTTGAGTTTTAATGCCAACATATACATTTTTAAATAAAGAGTCGGGAATAGAGTATGATGATATCGTTTCTATGGCAGAATACGATGAGTATATGAAGAATAATCCCAATATAGAACGAGTGTGGCATGGTTGCGGCCCAGCATTATCTGGAGATCATCTAATGGGAGTGGGGCCAAAGAATGATAATGCATTTAATGATGTTATGAGTAATATTGCACATAAGCATCCAGACTCTCCCATGGCTGATAAGTATGGTAGTGGTAAGAGTACTAAACGCCTTCAGGCAGAAAACATCTATAAAAAACATAAGGCGAGAAAATAAAATGTCATCAAAAAAAGTTAGTAAAGAAATTAGTACATCAAGTCTTGTTGATGTAAAACCTATCACGGATAATCAAAAAATTATCTTTGAAACTTGGAAGAAACATAAGAACCAATTTCTATTTGGTTGTGCTGGCACAGGTAAAACTTTTGTATCATTATATCTAGCTTTACAGGATGTTTTAGATTTAAAGAACCCAGCAGACAAGGTTATTTTGGTTAGGTCACTTATCCCTACAAGAGAGATAGGTTTTCTTCCAGGCGATGAAGAAGATAAGGCTGCATTGTATCAGGTGCCGTATCAGAACATGGTTCGTTTTATGTTCCAGATGCCTAATGAACAGTCTTTTAATAATCTATACGATAGACTCAAGTCACAAGGTTCGCTGTATTTTCTGTCAACTTCTTTTCTAAGGGGATTGACATTTGATAATGCAATCATTATAGTAGATGAATGCCAGAACATGAACTTTCATGAATTGGATACTATTATCACCAGAGTTGGACAAGATTCTAAAATTGTATTTTGTGGTGATTTTGGCCAGTCGGATTTACAGAGAACAAATGAGAAAAATGGACTACATGACTTTCTACGCATCTTAGAAGAGATGGAAGAGTTTAATTGCACAGAGTTCAACATTGGCGATATTGTTAGGTCTGGATTTGTTCGTAGTTATCTTATCAATAAAATTAAAATGGGTATAGGTGTTGAGTAATATTTATTTAAAACCAACCAAAGATGGTTGGCCAGAATTTAAAATGAAATCTCCTATTAAGGTTAAGGCCTTAAAGGGAACTAGTATCAAATTTTTTAATGATATACTTGAAAAAGATATTAGGGATGCTGGTGATAGATTGAATGAGAGTACTGCTGCTAAGTGTTATATGACTCGTTGGGATATGGATAATAACTACAATTCATTTAAGAAATTGGGGGAATTAGTAATAGCTCTCGCAAAGACAATACCACTTGCAAACGCAACAAATGAAGGTGGTGATCCTAGACAGTATGATTATAAGGTTGCTGATTCATGGGGGTTGATATATAATAAAGGTCAACATACAAAACCCCATCAACATTGGCCTCATGCGTGGAGTTTTACTTATTGTGTTAAGGGGTGTGAAAAGTGTTCTCCCCTTGTTTTTCCAGATTCATGCTTAAATATAGAAACTAAATGGGAACGTTTAAAAGTTGTTCCCCAAGAAAGTCAATTGATTTTATGGCCGGCATGGCTATATCATTCAGTTCCAAAACAGGAATGTAGTCATGAGAGAATTATGGCTGTCGGAAATTTAATAGTGGATTGGGAGAAAAGTTTAATACCTGTGACTGAACATAAACTTACTCCACCACCAAAGGGAGAATAATAATGGATTTAGAAAAATTACGAAAACAATTAGAGATTGATGAAGGTGTAAAATATGAGATTTACAAAGATCACCTTGGTTATCCTACTTTTGGGGTTGGCCATTTCATTTTGGAAACTGATCCAGAATACGGATCAGAAGATGGAACAGAGGTCAGTGAGTCTAGAGTCGTTGAGGCCTTCGAGCAGGATTGCAAAAACGTCTTGTCAGACTGCAACTCACATTACCCAGAGTTTGAGAGTTTGCCAGAAGAAGTTAAACAAATAATTGCGAATATGATGTTTAATATGGGCGGCCCAAGATTGAGTAAGTTCAAAGGTATGAAACGTGGTGTTGATTCTGGAGATTGGAATGCCGCAGCAGATGAAATGGTTGATAGTAATTGGTATCGACAAGTTACTAATAGAGCTGATAGGTTAGTTAATAGAATGAGGAATGTGTAAATGAAAAGTAAAATAATAATGTTATCTGGATTGTTAGTTCTTGGTGCGTGTGCGCCAACAATGAAAGTTCCATCCACTTATCAGGGATATGAATATATTGGATGCCATCAAGTTGGTAAAAATCCATCTGAAGATGGATCAGTTGCTATGGGGCCTTTTGGTTTAGACCCTATTGTAACTTTAAATACTATTTGGTTCAAACAACTTAATAGTGATGGTACTTTGCCTGAAATTAAATATATTCCATGCAAATCTATATTAGATGAACGTAAGTAAAGAACAAATAAATGTTTAATCATCTAAATGTGGAGTTGCCTTCTATAAATGCAACAAATTCTAATGGAGTGAGATTGTATCAAACACCAGAAGGAAATAGGTATCCATCGATTACAACCGTTCTGTCAGTCCGTAATAAAAAGGGACTGATGGAATGGCGCAAACGTGTTGGTAATGAAGTTGCAAATAAAATCGCAAGAACTGCTGCTGCAAGAGGCACAAAGGTTCATCATATGTGTGAAGATTACCTTAACAATATGCATATTGAATTGCCAGATAAATGGAAGGAACATGACAAACACTTTCTTCCTATGTGTTTATTTAATCAATTGAAAGAAAAGGCTCTTTGTTATATAAATAACATATATGCCCAAGAGTTAGGTTTATATAGTGATGAATACCAAGTTGCTGGTCGAGTAGATTGTATTGCAGAATACAAAGGTACTCTGTCTATTATTGATTTCAAAACTTCTACAAAAGAACGACTAGAAAAATATAATGAGAATTATTATATCCAAGGCTCTGCATATGCCGAAATGTTTGCTGAGAGGACAGGTATAAACATCAATCAAGTTGTTATACTTGTTGTTACAGAGGATGGAACTGTGCAAGAATTTATAAAACAGAAGCATGATTATCTTCCTCTTCTCACAGAAACCATTTTTGAATGGAGAATAAAAAATGAAAAAATTATCAATGATTATGGTAATTCTTCTGCTAGCGGCGTGTAAAACAACTGAATCAGCTGAACTAGAAGTTGTTAAAGAAGCTCCTATAGAGGAAACTAGTAAAGTAATAAACCCACTTGCAGATATAGAAATTCCAGCTATGCAAATTTATAGTAGTACTAAACCTGTGATGTGTGGAAGAATAGATTCTATTTTAAATAGGGTTTATGAAGAATATGGTGAGGTTCCTATGTTTGTAGGAGAGACTGATGTAAATGATGTAAACGAACAATCTATGGTCACATTAACATTTAATGATGTAACAGGAACTTTTACGTTTATGGAAACAATGCCAGTAGAAAGAAGATTATTTTGTGTATTATCATCTGGTAAAGCTCAATTTAAAAATAATTTAAAAACAGAAAGTGCATTGCCTTTATACTAAAAACATGGTATAAATATAATACAATTTGATGATACGAATTGAAGACTGAACTGGACTTGGGGGCAGTACCCAACGCCTCCACCATAAGCACAGTGTGATAACTCGTTATATCCACTCTGTTGCAACAGTGACGCTAAAGGACGAACTTGCTGTGCTTATGATGGGGGCGAAATAGGATCGACAGGCAGGGACAGATGAGTGGAGAATTGTCGGATGACTCCGTTATTGGTCAAAAACTATAGATGCAAACGATAATGTATCATATGAGGGTTTTGCACTAGCTGCATAATCTGTCGGGGTTCGGGAGATACCTAGCAACAGAAATCTCCCACTTTAATATTAAATAGTACTTGCCAATTAGATATAGTTGTGTTATACTTAGTAATAATAAGAATTTAAGTGACGGCAACCTATTGCTATATCGACACTTAATGAGTTTGGTAGTTCTCTTTATAGGACTAAAAACTACCATTTTAAAGGTTGGAATACTTTCAGCCTATTTGTAATGTTAAGGAAAACATTTAAATGACTATGACTACTACTACCCAGACTGCTAAAGTCGAAGCCGCACTTGTAAATGGTGCAGAACTAACCGCTAAACAGATTACATCACGTTATGGTGTTAAAAATGTTCGTGCTGTTATTAGTAAACTACGTTCTGAAGGTCTTTCGATCTATTTGAACAAGCGTGTATCGTCTTTTGACGGTGAGACATATATGAAGTATATGCTTGGTACACCAACACGAGCAGTTGTTGCTGCTGGTTATGCAGCACTACGCACAGCGTAATGTTTAATGTGTGGTGACATAATACACCCGTGGGGGGTCATGGTTAACCCCCCAACTTTTTATTATTGAGAGAATATTATGCCGTTAAATACATCTAAAACATTTTCACTTAACATCGAACATATTGTTCTTGAGAAAAGAATATCTCATATGGATGCTGTATTGTGGTATTGTGAACAAGAAGGTCTTGAACCTGATTCATTAAGGCCATTAATTTCAAAATCACTAAAGGAGAAGATCGAAGCAAATGCTAGAGATTTAAACTATTTACCAAAATGTGCTCAATTACCGATTTAGGTAATTGACATATTCACCAGATTGTAGTATTATAATCTTAACATTAACCCCATGTAATGGAGACTTCAAATGGAAGTAACTGTACATTTGGATGGCGATCCTACCATCCGTGAAGAAGGTTTTTTTGCCTCTAAGGTAAAAGACTTAGAAGATCAAGTTAAAGCACTTGGTTTTGATAATGCTGAGTTGGTGAAAACCAATGTTGATCTGAGAGATCAAGTTACTAAGCTTGCCTCTCGCCAACCAACTTGGCCAAAGGGATATCGCCCAAACAACCGTCCACGGCGATAAACAAGTAGATGGAATAGCTGGTATAGTTAAACGGTATAACAGTTGATTTGTAATCATCAGTTTGAGGTTCGATTCCTTGTACCAGCACCATTTCTAAGGTATTATTAATGAAGTATAAAAAAGAACTGTCATTCTTAACAAAGATTGGATGTAAAGAACTTCCACATTCGGATAGAACTTTGTATGATCATTTATATGGAACTGCTGAAATTCTTATAGAAAACAATAGGCCAGATTATGAAGTTAAAGGTGGACTATTTCATTCAATATATGGAACAGAGCGGTATAAGAAATCGGAAAAATTGAATATTACTAGAGAAAATATTAAAGAGTTACTTGGTGATACTTCAGAACAGATTGTATATATTTTCTGTAATCTAGAAGAAAGATGTCGTAAAATAACTCAGGGTGAAGAGATTGAAGATCAATACATTGAGAGTTTACGTTGGATAGAATATGCAAATCTATTTGAACAAAATAAGTATAATCCTGTATTAATTCCTCTTAGGATTCGATTGGGTATATTTTAATGGTTGATCTTAATTTTAGAGAGTTATTTCCTAGTCCTTTTGCTTTTGCTAATTTTGGTGAATCTGCAAAAGGTCTTAATAAAAAGTTGGTTGATGATATTAACAATGAGATGGCCAATTATCAACCTCAAACACAAACAAGAACATTTGCAATAAATGAATGTGGTTGGCAATCTGGTCACTTAGAAACTAAATATGAAAGTTTTAAAGAGATAGGTGCTGCAATTCAACAATGTGTTCCCCCCATGCTAACTCATAGTGGTGCAGAAGAAGATTATGCTGCAAAATTAAAAGTTTCTGGTATTTGGGGTAATGTTATTTTTGCTGCTGGTGGATTTTCGCAACCTCATGTACACGGCGCTGGGGATAGTTTGTGGACAGGTGTTTACTATCCAGCTGGTCCAGAAACAGAAGATTTAGATGATTTTGATTCAAGTAAACATATAGTTGGAGAGACTACCAAAGGTAGCGGCAATCTAGTTTTAAAAGACCCATCATTTATACAAAAAAGATTAATTAGGTTTCCTTGGAGAACCAAAAAATATTATGGTGCTTCTGTTAGTGTAATTCCAAGGGAATCCTTACTTGTAATGTTCCCAGTTTGGATTGAACATTATGTACAACCAGTGACAGATAATACTAAGAGGTATAGTATCTCTTTTTCTATACTAAAACCATAAGTCAGGATTTATTAAAATAATGCAAGTAAAACTAATTTCACATTCTTTTCCATCAAGACAAGAATTCCAAGAACCAATAAGCTTAGAGGAATATCTAGGGCAGTTTCAAGATTTGATTGCATATTGTGCTCGTGTATCTAATCCTAATAATCAGAACAATAAGGATACCAACGATAAACTGATCAAGTATCTTATCAAAAACAAACACTGGTCGCCTCTAGAGATGGTCAGTGCATGTATAGAGATAGAGACAACGAGAGATATTGCAAGGCAGATACTACGTCATCGATCTTTCTCGTTTCAAGAGTTTAGCCAACGTTATGCTAATCCTAAAGATCAAGGTGATATGTTTGAGTATAGTGAAGCACGATTACAGGATACCAAAAACAGGCAGAATAGTGTTGAAGTTCAGAATGTTGAACTTCATCACCAATGGATTGATGCTCAAGAAGAAGTAGCTACACTTGCTAAACAGAAATACGATTGGGCTATTGAAAATGGCATTGCCAAAGAATTAGCTCGTAAAGTATTACCAGAAGGTAACACTGTATCTCGCATGTACATGAACGGAACTCTCCGTAGTTGGGTTCACTACATAGAATTGAGGTCAGCGAATGGTACTCAAAAAGAACATATGAATGTGGCGCAAGCTTGTGCAGTAGAAATTGCAAAGATTTTCCCACTTATTGGAGATATATTAAATGACTGAAATTCCTATTTTCCCAGCTGGTGTATTGAAGATATACCAAAACCCAAATCCACCAAAGATTCCTTCTATGGATGAATTTGAGTTTAACCAACAAGCAATTACAAATCCCGATACAACACAGTTCAAGGATACCCCTAACATCATTGATCATGAAGGCCTTGCTGATCTAAGGACATGGTTATATGAATGCACTAAAGATTACCTTGACAATGTGATGACTTTAGATCATCGTGATTTCTGGATTCATGAGAGTTGGTTGAACAGTGCAGACCCAGGCAGTCAACAGAGTATGCACAATCATGGCAATTCTCTTATCAGTGGTGTGTATTATGTCAAGTCTAGTCCAAAGCATCCACCTCTAGTGTTTGAGAAGATGCCGTCAAATAGTGACCCATTTTTCTCACTGAGAAAGCACTACAGTAAAGCAAATG